GAATTAAAATTTCAGCAAACATTCTTCAATCATATAAATGCTATTTTTAATAAAAGTATCATATAATGAATTTAATTTATACATTCGATATTAATGTAAATACGGATGCACATAAGTTAAATGTGTTGAAATCATATTATACAAATAGTATAAATTCTGCTAAACTACTGGGATACCAAACTGAATTATATTCTAATTGTGATTGGTTTGATGATTTGATAGATATTAAACATATAGTAACTGATGAGTTTGTTTTTTGGGATGCATTTAAAACAATACCACTAAATAGAAATGATGATTATATATTAGTAGATGGTGATGTTATATTTCATAACAGATTACCGGAGTTAGATAATTCAATAGATGTATATTTTGATGGATGGGAGAGTTGGTTAAGTATTTATGATGATTGTGTAAATGAATTGGATGGATTGGGTATATCGGATATAATACCTGAATGGGAGGTTAGAAAACAAAGAGTTATGAATATTGGAACTCTTAAAATAAATAATAAAGAATTAAAAGAATTATACTTAGATAGGTGGTTTAAATTATATGAATTTTGTAAAATTAGAAAAAATAGTTTAAAAACATTTGATTTATGTTGCACAATAACATCTCAATATTTATTAACAATACTATCTGATGGATTAAATCTATATAATTTTTCAAATAGATTAAGAACTCCAAATGAATACTATACGCATTATGTGGGTAAAGACAAGTATAATTTACCAATTCCAAAAATCAATAAAACATTGATATAGTTATGATAAATTTAAAAGTAGCAACAAAGGTAGAAGTTAAAGAATCCCCTATACATGGTTTGGGTGTATTTGCTATTGAAGAAATTAAAGCAGGTGAGATAATTGAAGAATGTCATTTAATAACCCTACCATTTAAACCAGGCGAACAATCATTCTTTTTGTACGATTATAAATTTAATTATCCGGCAGAAGGTAAAGTTGAAGAGTATGTTTTACCATTGGGTAATGGATGTATTTATAATCATTCAAATAATAATAATGCATATTGGAAAAATCATCCAACACATAAAGCATTTCAATTTATTGCTATTAAAAATATTGAAGTAGGCGAAGAAATATGTACTTACTATGGTGGTGAAGAATATTGGAAATTAGTAGAAGGGTTTAAGAAAAAGAATATTAAACTATCAATGATATGAAAATATATGTACATCATTATTTTTCTAATTCATTATTTTACAAATTAGCACATAATACTACCGATAGAGAATATGATATAAAAGGTAAAATTGGTGAAATAAAATGTAAATACAATAATAATGAATTTACATTTGTGTTTAATCCCATTTTACATGATGCCGAAGATGGGTATCATTTAATAGATTTCTTTACATCTTTAAGAAATAAAAATGAATATGAATATTATAGGGATATCGATATAACCAGCGGTGTTGAAGATTTACCATTTTTTAAAAGATTTGTGGAATTACTAAAAGATAAAAAAGGATGGATACTTACATTATTTAGAACTGAAAAATTATTTGGTATAAGGGATGTAAATTGGTCTCCCGATATATGTGAAATAGAAAATGTATTATCTTGTTTAAATCAGCACATACTGATAACCGATAATGTATTTATACACAATGCCAATGAATATAAAAATGTATTTACTACATTTACTAATACTATATTCCAATGGAATGAATTAATTGGTATTAGATGGTATTATGAATTTAATGAAATATATAAAAAATTAAATTTCGATTATGATTTAATGTATTCAGTTCGTAATCATAAATTACACAGAGTAAATGCATTAAAAGAATTATATAAATTAAATATTCCGAATTTATTATTACAAAGAACAAATGGTATTAATAGAATAACATATTCAACGCCATATGAATCCGATGTAAAGGATATAAAATTAAATTCCGTATTAGGTAATAATGATTTTGAAAATTTAACTTGGATAAGTTGGTTTGATGGAATTGGTATGGATTTATTTTATAGAGTTTTACCAAAAGCAAAAATGCAAGTATTGGATGAAAGTTGGGCTTGGTGTAAACAAGATTTTACATCTCAATATTTATCCGAAAAAACAGTTGGATTAATTTTGGCAGGTATACCATTCATATCAACACATTCATATCCATTGGAAGTTTTAGAAAAATTAATTGGTATCAGGTCGCACCCATTTATGACTGATTTTAAATTAATAAAAGGAGATTATAAATTATTTGTAAAATTTGTAGAAAAATTTATGAATGATTTTGAAAACAATTACATATTATGTAAAGAATGGATGGATGAATGTAGAGATATTTTTATTAAAAAAATAACATACGAGAACTCTATGCTAGATATTTTTAATAAAAACTTTGAAAATGAGATTGAATTAAAATTGATTTAATTTGGCTTTATGACAAATTTTTAGTATATTTGGTACTATGATTATACTTCCCCAAACACCAATTACAGACGCTTCATTCCAAAGATGGAAGTGTCATAGATTAGAAATAGAAAATGGTAACGAATCGTATCATTACTATATAATACCATTGATTGATATAGATGAGGATGAAATGCAAGATTTGGAATTCTTACCTAAAATGTTTAGTTCCGAATCGGATGAGTTTACTGATGAAAATGGTAAACCAATTTATACAGTTAGATTATTTGATGATGATTTGCCTGAATTAGAATTTGAAGAAGAAGTGGAAATTTTATATAAGTTATTAACAAAGAAAGAAATTTTCCTTAAATAATTTGGAAATTTGAAAAATTTGTTGTATATTTGAGGTATCTTTTTATAGTATTATACTTGACAGCACTGAAAAAGAAAGAAATAAAAATAAAACAATTAAAATCTAAAAGATGAAACAAAAGACAGAACAAGAATTACAACAAAACTACGAGAGATTTATTGCTATTGTAAAAAAGTATTTTACAGGTGATAGATTAGAAAAACTCCTTTTCATGTATTCAGAAGGAGAATTGGGAGTGAATTTAGCAATATCTCCAGCAAGTGGCAATGCTGGATATCATAATTGTTATACAGGTGGTTATATAGACCATATTTTTAATGTTTGTAAAAATGCACTAAAAGTAAAAGAATTATTTGTCAGTATGGGTGGTAAAGTAGATTTTACCGATGAAGAATTAATATTTTGTGCATTACATCACGATTTAGGTAAATTAGGTTCTAAAGGTAAACCATACTATATAGCTAATCCTTCAGAATGGCACATTAAAAATCAAGGTAAAGTATTTACACCAAATCCGGAGTTATCACATATGACTCATACGGATAGAACTATGTTCTTATTACAGCAATATAATATTCAAGTTAGCGAAGCAGAATACTTTGGTATGAAGTTGACTGATGGTTTATATGATGAAGATAACACTAAATATTTAAAAGTATTTGATATCAGTAAGAGAATGAAATATAAAATTCCTTACATAATGCATTGGGCAGACCATATGAGTACAGTTATCGAATCACAAGATAACGAAGTATAATACTGACAATTTGTCATAATTAATTCGGTTGGTATAGAAATTGAACTATATTGACCGAATTTTTATTTTAAACCAAAACATTTATTATTATGCACACAACAAATTTAAATCACTTAATTGACAGGTTATTCGATACTCAATTACCATCGCATTCGTGGAAAACCTCCGTGTCAGAAACAAAAGAAGTTGATTATGTTTATCATATAGAAGATAATCAGATTCATTTATCCGTAGATGTATTAGGACACGACCCTAAAAACATTTCGTTGGAAGCAACCACTTCCCAAATTATTGTTAAATCCGCAAAACCGGATACCGCTTGTAGTTTAGTACAAGATATTGATTTTAGCTTTAAATTAAGTAATGAGTACGATGGTACAAAATCGGAAGCTAAATTTGATAATGGGTTATTGGTAATTACCATCTCTAAAAAGGAGGAAACCAAAACAAAAAAAATATCTATTAATATTAGGTAATTTAGGTTATTTTTCGTATCTTTGAAAGGTAGGAGTTATAGCGACTTCTACCTTTTTTTTATTTTATAAACTATTTATTAGTATGATTTACACAGAACAAATTCAAAACTTATTAGAATCTCTTGATGGGAAATTAAGGATTTTACAAAACGGAATTTCAGGTGCACAGCATTTATCACCTGCTGAAGCTCATAATACATTAGAATCTTGTAGAAAGATTGTAGAAAGAGTTGCAGAATTAAGTAGAATAAATCGATAATATGAATTGGCTTAGATATTTAGTGGGTTTTTCCGCACTAATTATTGCAGGTTGTGCGGCATATTTTTCAGTAACGGGGTTAGGTGTTCTTTTTGCAGGAGCATCTATATCAGTTATGGTAATGGCTAGTTCTTTAGAGTTAGCTAAATTAGTTGCAGCAACATATTTGAAGCAAGAATGGGATAATATCAAAGGATTTAACAAATGGTATTTAACTACTTCAGTTGGATTATTGATGTTAATCACTTCGGCAGGTATCTTTGGATATCTTTCAAACGCTTTCCAAGCACAATCTCTACAATTACAACAAGTTGATAGAGAAATCGCCGTTCATCAAACTAAAATTGACCAAAATACGGCTCAAATTACCCAACTTTCTACTCAAATTACCGAATTTAACACAAATCAAGGTAAAATTTTAGATGGTGGTAAGGTAAATTCTCGTCTTATTCGTTCAATTGATAACAGAGATAAGCAAATTGCCAAAATTAACGATAAAATTTCCAATTTACAAACTGAAAATGCTCAGGAAACTGAAAAAATCAACCAAATTAAGATTGCAAATTTAGGATTGGAGAAAGAAGTTGGTGGATTTCGATTTGTTGCTGAAGCATTTGGTATGGAATTGAAAAATGTGGTAAAATTCTTCATATTTTTGATTGTAATCGTATTTGACCCGTTAGCGGTAGCTCTAATTATCGCTTTTAATGGTTTAGTTTCGGATAAAAAGAAAAAACAAAGAGATATTCTTACCGAAATGATGGAAAATGATGAAAAATTAGGTTTATATGAGGTATATGGTGATACTAAAGAAGATATAGTGGAAAATAATTTACAAAATATCGAAAATAGTGGAAAAAATTTACCAATTGAGGAAGAAACTCCAATTATAGTGGAAAATAATTTAGAAGAAGAAATAATTGAAGAAAGTCAATTAGGTTTGAAGTGGGAAGAATTTATGCATCCCGATTTTCCATGGAATAATAAAAAAATGTGGATTAATAATCCAAAAGCCGTACAATATTGGCTAAACACAAAAGGTGGTTCAGTTCGTGAACTAAATAAAATCAAAAACGATAACGATAATATAAAAACTTACTAAAAAGTTTGGTATTCTCATATTTTTTGTTTATATTTGTTAAAACTAATAAACTTTAAAATATGAATGTAGGTTATGCATGTATTAATATGACGATGGGTAAGAAAGTTACCACCAATCGTTCAATGGTGAAGAAAACATTCAATGCCAAAGGCTTGGATTATGTTTCGGAGTTGTCATTAGCAAATGCTAAAGATATTATTAAAATTTTAGAGTGGAATAAGGAACATAAGATTCATTTCTTTCGTTTATCTTCTGCAATCATTCCGTGGGGTGATAACTTAGATTTAACTCAACTAAAAGATTACAAAGAAATTAAAAGTGAGTTGGAAAAAGCAGGTGATTATGCTAAATTAAATAATATTCGTATCACATCACATCCAGGTCCATTTAATGTGTTAGTTTCTCCAAATGAGAAAGTAATCCAAGCTACAATTGCAGATTTAGAATTGCATGGTAAAATCTTCGATATGATGGGATTATCTCAAACTCCCTACAATAAGATTAATATCCATTGTAATGGTGTTTACGGAGATAAAATCTCTGCAATGGATAGATTCATCAAAAACTTCCAAAGACTCTCTAAATCAGTACAAAATCGCTTAACAATAGAGAATGATGACAAGGCATCTATGTATTCTGTTAAAGATTTAATGTATATCCATAACGCAATCAAAATTCCTATTGTATTCGATTATCATCACCATAAGTTTTGTACAGGTGATTTATCGGAGCAAGAAGCATTAGAGTTAGCAACATCAACTTGGCCAGAAGGTATTACGCCCGTAGTTCATTATTCAGAATCCAAAGCAGGTGGTAAACCACAAGCTCATTCTGATTATATCGAATCATTACCACAAACATATGGTAATAATGTAGATATTATGGTAGAAGCAAAAGCAAAAGAATTAGCAATATTACAATTTATAAAATAAAACAAATGAAATTAATCGTAGACAAAGGGAGTAATGGATTAACATCAAAAGAATTCATTGAGTATTTAAAAACTCCAATAGCCAAATCAGAATTTACTCAATCGGAAGCAGATGAATTGGAAAATATTCTAAAAGAGGGTATGAAAAAATATCCAGGTTTGGGTATTTCAGCAACTCAATTAGGAATTAAAAAAAGAGCTTGCTATATTAAGTTTGGAGATGAAGAAAATGGTAGAGAACTATTTTTACTAAACCCAGTTATTACATCTCGTTCTAATGAGGGATTTATTTTCTATGAGGGGTGCTTATCTATTCCAAAAACATTAGAGAAATCAATTAGAACCATTAGAGCATGTAAAGTTGTTGTAATGACTGATAATTTAGGTGAATTAACATTTGAAATCAATCCAGAAGGAGATAAAGAGCAAATTTCGGTAGAAACTATGATGACTGTAATAGTTCAACATGAAATTGACCACTTAGATGGTATTACCATTAAAGATAGAGTATATAATACACAAGTTGTTAAAAAACAAACTTATGGTAGAAATGATTTAATTGTAATGAAATCCCCATCGGGTGAAATGGAAGAAGTTAAGTATAAACATGCTAACAAATTTTTCTTAAAAGGATACGAAATTGTTTAATATGGAAATAATATTAACACTATCTATTGTATTTTTAGCAGTTGCTGGATATACGATTTATAATCTTCTTAATAAATTAGAAAAATATGAAGATTTTGTAGAAGAAGAATTACAAAGAAACCAAGCATTACTGGAGGCATTGCGTGAAATAGATTCGCGTGAAATGTTTGAGAAGGATGATGAAGTAGGTTCTATATTTTATCAAATAAAAGAAACTATCGAAAGATTCAAAAAATTTAACTAATGCCAAGAAAACCCAGAAATAAACAATATTTTACTAAAGATACGGAAGATGCTATCATAGAATATAACTCAACCGATGACCAAAGAATTAAGGATAGAGTTTATAGAGATAGAATTAAACCTGCATTTGATAAACTAGCAGAGATTGTATATAACAAATGGAAATTTACATATTTCGATGATGACCCACAAGATGTGATGAGTGAGGTTGTTACATTTATGATTGAAAAGATTCATATGTACAAAGCAGGTAAAGGTAAAGCATTTTCTTATTTTACTATTGTTGCAAGAAACTATTTGATTCTTACAAATAACGCAAACTATAAACGATACAAAGATACGGATATAATGTCTGCTATGCCAGAATCATTTGATACCGAAAATAATTGGAAAGAAGAAGATACTAACAATGAGTATAAAATCTTTAACAAAAGAATGTTAGCATATTGGGATGAACATTTAGAAAATTATTTTCCAAAGAAACGAGATATGCAAATAGCAGATGCCGTTTTAGAGTTATTTAGAAGAGCAGAATATATAGAAAATTTCAATAAAAAGAGTTTATATCTACTTATTAGAGAAATGACCGGACATCCAACTCATTATATAACAAAGGTTGTTACTAAAATGAGAGAAAAACAAATGGAACTTTTTAATCAGTTCATGGATGAAGGTGACATAAAAATCTAAATTATGATTAAATTAGGATTATCCGCATTTTACCATGATTCAGCAGCAGCTTTATTAATAGATGGTAAGGTAATATTCGCAATAGAAGAAGAAAAGTTGTCGGGCATAAAGCATGACAACTCTTTTCCGTTTAAAGCAATTCAAAAATGTTTGGATTATGCACACATTACTATTGATGAAGTTGATGTGGTATGTTGGTATGAGGATTCGGATATAAAATACGATAGAGTTGAAAAGACTTTAGGTAATAGATGGATATCTCAATGGAAAAGTTGGAATAAGTTTAAAAAAGATTGGAAAGCCGGTGAAGGTGCATTGGAGGCAATATTAGAGGGAATTGGATATACCGGCTCTTTGGTGTTTGTAAAACATCACTTATCTCATTTAGCTCTTTCATTTTATACATCGCCATTTGATGATGCAATTGGATTATCAATCGATGGGGTAGGTGAATGGGATACTGTTTCTATGGCCAAATGTGATTTAAATGGAATTTCCGAAATAAAAACAATTAAATTTCCAAATTCATTGGGATTGGTGTATTCTACTATAACTGCTTATTTAGGATTTAAACCAAATAGTGGAGAATATAAAGTTATGGGATTGGCACCATATGGTAATTCGGATAAATACTATGATATATTCAATAGATTTACATCATTTGGTGGTGAGAATTTAATTAATATAAATCAGAAATATTTTACTTGGGAATACTCAAATACCGATATGTTTACATATGATTTAGTTGAATTGATAGGATTCGAGCCAAGAATGCCAGAATCTGAAATAGAATTGCATCATATGGAACTTGCAGCTTCTTTACAAAAATGGTATGAAGGATGTCTATACTATTTAATTAATCATGCAACTTCTCACATTAAAAGTTCTAATTTAGTATTAGGAGGTGGTTCTGCTTATAATGGTACTGCTAATGGTAAAATCAAAAAACATTGTGGAGTTAAGAATGTATGGATTCCATATGCACCATCCGATGCTGGTTCTGCTATTGGAGCTTGTTTATACTTTTGGCATGATATGATGAACCATCCAAAGATAAAGGGTGGGGATAATCAATCTCCATATTTAGGAGAAGAATTTGATATCAATGAAATATTGGATATATTGAATACATTTGATGGGATAGAGGTTTCATCATATCCAACTGATAAATTATTAGTAGAGCAAGTTGCTAATTTAATCAACGAAGGTAATATCGTAGGATGGTTTCAAGGTAGAACTGAATTTGGTGCTAGAGCATTGGGTAATCGTTCTATATTAGGAAACCCACATATATCCGATATTAGAGATAGAATTAATAAAGTTGTAAAGAAAAGAGAAATGTTTAGACCATTTGCCCCATCGGTAACTCACGATGAATATACGAAATATTTTACTTCAGAAGAAGATGTTCCTTATATGAATCAAGTTGTTAAAGTTACAAATTATAAAAAGATTCCATCAGTAACCCATGTTGATAATTCGGCGAGAATACAAACTGTAAAGAAAGAGCAAAATCCTCTATATTATAAATTACTTAAACAATTTAAAAAAATAAGTGGAACTCCAATACTTTTAAATACATCATTTAATTTAAGAGGACAAACTATGGTAAATGACCCTAAAACCGCAATTGAAACATTTTTAAATTGTGATATGGATTATTTAGCTATTAGTGGATTTATAGTTCATAAAAAGAAATAAATAAGTTATGAAATTACACGCATACGGCGATAGTTGGACTGAAGGTGAAGGAGCAAACTGGCCCGAAGAAGAGCAATTCAAAGATAGATTACAATTACAATTATTTAGAAATGAACATAGTTGGGCAAATCACCTTGCTGTTAGATTTGGGTTGGAATATGTAAATAATGGTTGGAGTGGAAAAGCCAATAATGTGATATTCAATGATGTAATTAATGATTTAAGAAATGGTAAAATTCATAAAGGAGATTTTGTAACAATTATGTGGAGTTCTTCTTTAAGAGATTATGTTCCCTTTTTACCTAAAGGTGAATGGATTAGTTGGGGACAAAATGAATTAGCTAAATTACCTCAAAAGTTTTTTAATTCATATACATATGGTGATGATAAATTTAATTCATTCTTAGCTGAATATAAACAATTCTTTATAGGAAATATGTTTAATCAAAATTATTATAATATCATTAATCAAAATTACATTATCTTTCTTCAAAAAATGTTAGAATCTTACAATATAAAGTATATTATGTGCGATGCTTTTGACTTAATGGTTCAGAGTTTAAATAAAGAAGATGATATTACTTATTTGATAAATAAAAACAATTATTGGGGATTTGCTAAAATATCAATGGAGCAATGGATGATGAAAAATTATTCAGGTCAACCTATATGGGAACAAAAAACTCCAAACCCAATGAAGATAGCACAGCATCCTAACAAAGAAGGTTACAAACTAATAAGTGAAGAACTTTATAATTATATAGTAGGAAACAAATTAATATAATGGCAACAGAATTTCAATTATTTGATGGTAAAAACTTATCATCATTATTTAAAGATATTTACGATAATCAACAAACTAAGAAGAAGAATATTTCAGAAATGATTGAATCTCTTCGTAAATTAATTCGTAATGTAGGTGAAGCAACAGTCCTTGCACCAATCATAAAAGACCTTATAGATGCATCTATTAAAAACGATGACCATCTAATTAAACTTGCAACAATTGCACAAAGATTAGCGGCAGCAGAAGCTAAAGGTATTGGCGAAGATGGTTGGTTGAGTGAAAATGAAAAAGCTCAATTATTGCAAGATATGGAAGATACTATAAATGAAGTGGAGAAAAAAGCCGATGAAAAATTAGGCGATATTCAAATTGAAATAGAAGAAATAAAAACTAAATTATAATGGAAGCATTCTTAGCAGCTGTTACTAAAGTTTATTTGAAATCCGATAAACCATTAAGTAAAGATAAGGATTACATAAAAAAATATAGTGAAAATCCATCATTTGATGATAATGATGTTAGATTTTTAGGTGCTATTGAATTTAAAAGAGAATCTTCTATTTCCCAAGAAGCATATGCATTTCCATTTGATAAAAATAATATGACATATCCCATATTGGGAGAAACTGTAATGATTATCGTAATTGGTAATGATTATTTTTGGTTGCCATATTCCAATAATCATTATCCAAATTATAGAGAAGATTATAAAACTTCTGAAATTAATAAAGAAAAACCAATTGAAGAAGTATCATCAAAAAACAAAAATAAAGAATATAGCGAATCAAAAGAAACGGGTATAGCAAATACTCCACCCGTAAAAACAAAATCTTCTGAAAAAGCATATAAGATAAATGATGCTATTAAATTTTTAAATCCAAAAGAAGGTGATACTATTATAAGTGGTAGAGTTGGTAATACAATTAGATTTAGTGAGTTTCATTTAACGGAAGATGGTAAAACATCATCTCCATCTATTTTTATTCGTAATAAACAAAATTTAGAATTAAATTCTAAACCAGTTGGTACATTAGTTGATGAAGATATTAATAAAGATGGTACATCGATTTATATTACATCAAATAAAGTAAAAATCCCATTTAAGGAAACTATAAAGAAAGAAAAGAAAGCATTTAAAGATTTTCCACCATCTGATAAATTAAAAGGTGACCAATTATTTATAAATTCGGATAGAATATTATTATCTGCAAAAGCTAGTGAATTCATCATTTATGGTAAAGGAAACACTGGTGTGATTACCGATGGTCAATATTCAATTGATGCCGAAAAAGATGTATATGTTCATACTAATAAAAATGTAACAATACATTCATCAGGAGCAAATCAAATATTCCTTAATTCTGAAAATGGTAAAATATTTTTAGGTAAAGATAAAGGAGTTGGTGATGCTGGAGCAGATGTGCAAAAAATGGTATTAGGGGGTGAGCTAGTTCAAATAATGAGTGATTTGATTGATGCAATAAATCAACAAATATATGCAACTCCAACAGGACCAACCGCAACTGGACCAGTTAATGCAGCCGCTTTCTCAGCAATTAAATCTAAATTGAAAACTATCCTTTCGGCTAGAAACTATTTATCCAAATAATATGTCTTGGAATACATTCAAAGCAAATTTACTTCCTAAATTCGAATCTAAAGCCTTTGGTGGTAGTATAGAGGAATTTGCTTTAGCTTTTGTAGATGAATATGATGCATGTTTAAAAAGAGGTGGTGATTTATTAAATGGAGTTCCAGTTGGTAAAGGAAATAAAAAATTATTTGTAATAATTTTAACTCTATTACTTAAAAAGACACAAAAAAATGGTGGAACTAAAATAGATTTATTAGATGCGTTGGGGCCGGCTGTAATGGCATATTGGATGGGAGCTAGAATGGCACCAATGCCAAATCCAACAATAAATCCAACGGGATGGCCGGGCACAATACCTGCTCCCGGTTCGATTTCAAATATAATGGTTAATCCCATATTATTAGCAGCAGATGCAGCAGCCCAAAAAGCATTAAAGCCTAAAGTGGATTTTAATAAAAAAATAAAAACAAAAGATTATGGTGAATTAACATTGAAGGAAATCATAGAAGGAATTTTAAAAAAGAAATATCCATCATCTTTATTAACGGAGCAAGAAATATTTGATGCGTTTGTTGAGATGCAAGATTTTAAATCAATAAAAATACCATCACCTAATTTAGTATTAAATCCAGGAACTTGGACTAAACTCCCAATATTTCCCAATATGGATTCTAATATGTTTTTGGATACATTTATTTTATGTGCTAAAATACATTTATTTACTGTGGGTGGTATATTTTTATTATTTAGTCAGTATCCACCACCTGCCCCCCCTGCTCCATCGGTATTGCAATGGTCCGGATATTCGGTTTCCGATTAAATTTAATCTTTTTATATTTATTACTAAACATATACACAATTACTATGGATTCAAAATTATTAGTAGGTTTAATTAAGGAAGTTGTTAAAAATGAAGTTAAACAACAAGTTAAAGAAGAATTAGCTAAATTAATTAAATCTGGTGCGGTTACATTAAACTCACAACGAAAACCATCTACTCCATCATTGAGAGAGATGACAGAAGTTGCTCCTACTCCTGTTAGAAAGCAACAACCAATTGTACAACAACAAAGACCTCAAATTCAAAAGGAATTTTCAAAAGACCCTATGATTAATGAGATTCTTAATATGACACAACCATTTACAGCAGAGCAAAGAAAAGAAGGCGCAAGTGCAGTTGGTAGTGTATTGGATATGATTAAACCTGAATTGAGAGTTGATGAGAGTGAATGGGAAACTATGGATTTTAGAGATGTGGATGTACCAACTGGCACTCCTCAATTCGAATCAACTGGCGATGGGTTGCAAGATGCTACTATAAAAGCATTAACAAGAGATTATTCAGAATTAGTAAAGAGATTTAAATAATGGCAATAGAGCTTGGTAAAGTTAATGTAACGGATTTAGCTGAAAACGATTATAAAATATTGGGAATTGGTGTAAACACTACATCGGATTCCAATGGCGTATTTGCTGTTAATTTTACTACAATTTCTCAAGCTAAAAATAATTTAAAAAACTTAATCTTAACTCATAAAGGTGAAAGGTTAATGCAGCCGGAATTTGGTTGTGATATTTGGAAAATTTTATTTGAACCAATTATAGAAGATAAAATAGAAGGGGATATAGAGAGAACTATATTGGAAGCAGTTGATACATGGTTACCATATTTGAATATCGATGAAATTATATTTGATTATGATGAAAATGATATTGATGCCAATAGAATTAGCTTAGATTTAAAATTCTCTTTGAAATCAAATAAAAACATACAAGATTCAGTACAAATAGATATAAATAATTAATAATGGCAATAAAGTCTGTTGATAAGAGTTTTGGTAGCGGTAAGAATATAAATTATGTTGGTAAAGATTTTGCCACGTTTAAAGAAAATCTTATTGAATATGCTAAAACTTATTTTCCAAATACATATTCAGATTTCAATGAAGCTTCGCCTGGTATGGTGTTCATTGAACAAGCATCAGCTATCGGTGATATTCTTGCGTTTTACCAAGATACACAATTAAAAGAATCGATGTTATCACATGCAACCGAACGAAAGAATGTAGTTGCATTGGCACAAACTATGGGATATAAACCAAAAGTAACATCACCAGCGGTAACAACTATAACTGTATATCAATTATTACCAGCAATTGGTAGTGGTGATAACAATAGACCCGATGAAACATATTGTGTTAGAATAAAAGAAGGGATGGAGATTAGTTCTACCACCAATTCAAATGTAGTTTTTAGAACTACCGATATAGTTGATTTTTCATTAACAGGAAGTAGAGAAGTTGATGTGCATGAGAGAGATGGGAATGGCGAACCTACTTTTTATTTGTTGACTAAAAAAGTCAAAGCAATTTCTGCTATACAAAAAGAAACATCGTATTCATTTGCTTCATATGAATCATATCCTAAGATAGAGTTAAATGATGAGAATATAATTTCAATAGTATCAGTTACGGATAGTGATAATAACAAATACTATGAAGTTCCATATTTGGCACAAGAAAGTATATTTGTTGAAAAACCAAATATAGAAGCCAATTCGGATTTATATTCAAATGTATCCGATGTTCCATATATTTTGGAAGTACAAAAAGTTCCAAGAAGATTTTCCGTAAAGGTAAATTCTGATAATACTATGGATATACAATTTGGTAGTGGTGATACATCTATGAATGATGAAATTTTATTACCAAATCCAAAAAATGTAGGATTGGGGTTAGCTAATTCTATTAATAGATTGAATGAAGGTATTGACCCATCAAATTTCTTAAAAACAAATACATTTGGTGTAGTTCCTACTAATACAACCATAACTGTTAAATATCTAGTTGGTGGGGGAGTTAGTTCGAATGTTAATACTGGCGATTTGGTAAAATTAAATAAAATTGATTTTGATGAAGATTTAATCTCAATAACAAATCAATCATTGTATGATGCTATGAAACAATCGATTGCGGTTGAAAACTTAGAACCTGCAGTTGGTGGTAGAGGTAGTGAATCTATTGAAGAAATTAGACAAAATGCATTGGCAATGTTTGGTTCTCAAAATAGAGCAGTGACTAGACAGGATTACATTGTAAGAGCATTATCTATGCCAGAAAGATATGGTAGTATTGCTAAGGCATATGTTTCTCCTGATGGGGAAATTGATAATAATTCACCGGCATCAATACTTGCTAACCCAAAAAATATTACCGAATTTGTAGGTGTTGTAGAGGGATTAAAAGATAAATCTAAATCGGATATTCAAAAAGAATTAGTTAAATATCTTACTCAAAAGAAAACAGCAATATCGGAAGTAAATAATCCGTTTGCAATCAATATGTATATTTTGGGATATGATTCTAATAAAAATTTAACAAATATAAACGATGCGGTTAAACAAAATCTTAAAACCTATTTAGGTGAATATAGAATGATTACCGATGCAGTTAATATTATAAATGGATTTATTATAAATGTTGGGTTGGATTTTGAAGTAATTTGTTATCAAAATTATAATAAAAACGAAGTATTAGCTAGTTGTTTGATAGAAATGCAAAAATATTTCGATATAGATAATTGGACATTTAATAAACCAATCAATATTTCGGAAATAGAATTAATATTGGCAAATGTAGAAGGAGTTATGAGCGTTCCATCTGTAAAAATTCATAATTTATGTGGTGGGGATGGTAATTATTCAACAAATAGATATAATATAGAGCAAGCAACTAAAGGTAAAATTATTTATCCATCGTTAGACCCATCTATATTTGAAGTAAAATATCCAAACAAAGACATAAAAGGGAGGGCTTTATAATGCATAAATTTTATACATCATCATACGATGCAAGTATCTACTTACAACAACCTGACCAAAATGCAGGTAGAGATGAAATATTGGAAGTAGGTAAACTTTATTACGGAGATATAAAGGATATATACAGAACTCTAATTAAGTTTGATGTATCTTCTATTTCTGCATCAATAGTTAGTGGAGAAATAACGGGCAGCTGGAAAGCATATTTAAATTTGAAATCAGCTAATTCAGAAGAAATTCCATTAGAATATTCGATTTATGCAAATGCCATTTCTTCAAGTTGGAATATGGGAACTGGCACTAAGTTTGATAATATATCAACCGATGGTGTTAGTTGGAAATATAGAAATGGAGTAGATAAATGGGTTGAATATGATACGACGGGGGGAACTGCTATATATCCTACAACGGGAAATACTACAACGGGTTCGGCAAATGCAGAAGGTGGTGTTTGGTATTTAAGTGGCTCCGCTTCTCAATCATTTAATTATGAACCAGATGATGTTAGAATGGATGTAACCAATATGGTAAATATGTGGTTGAGTGGTTCTATATCTAATAATGGTATGATTATTCATCATAGTTTGAATGCCGAAAATGATACATTAGATTATGGTGTATTGAAGTTTTTCTCAAAAGAAACTCATACAATATACGAACCAAAATTAGAATTAGTTTGGGATGATTCATCATTTGTAACAGGCTCACTATCGGCTATACCTTCTGAAAATTTTAAAGTGGTACTATCCAATTTAAAAGCAAAATATGAAAAAAATACTAAAGTAAAAATAAGAGTTAAAGGTAGAGAATTGTATCCATTGAGAACATTCTCTGGAACATTTGATTATGATAATACAAGCTATTTACCAACTACATCTTATTATCAATTAGAAGATTATGTAACTAATGAGGTTATATATCCATTTGGCGAATATACAAAGTTAAGTTGTGATTCAAACGGAAGTTATTTCATATTAGATTTGAATACTTTACCATTCAATAGAGTGTATAAGTTAAAAATAAAAGTAATTCAATCGGGCATCACATACATAATTGATGATAAATTAACATTCGAAATAGTATAATATGACTAATTTAGAAGCAATAGCATTAAAGTTAGAAGAAGAAAAAAAAGCAAGATTAGAATCGATATTAAGTGTATCGGGTTCATCTGCTATTGCTAAAAATCAATATGGTGTAACTATTGTAGATGATAAAAATGTAGCATCTTCTTTATTATTCAAATCATTAACTAAAACAAAGTTGGATGATGTTGAATTGGTGAAAGCGATTGATGTAGAAGTAAAGGAATTAAAGCCGGATATCCCTACCATAAATCGTGATTTAGTACCCAAACCATTATATGATGAAAAAGTAACCGAAGTTGAAGATTTACGAAAAGAAGTTGAAAAATTAACAAATGATGTTAGTGATTTAACAAATGAAGTTTCATCTTTGAATACTAAATTACAAACTGAAATAAATCAAAAGTTAAATATAGAACAAACCAATGATTTATTAGCAAATCAGTTAGATACATTGGGTGGTACAATTGGTGATATAAGTGGACAAATTTCAACATCTTTACAAAAATCAGTTGATGAATCCATATTAAGAGCATCTTTACAATCCCAAAATACAGGTTTTAAAGCTCAAATTAATGCTTTAATAAAGCAAATTGATTCATTGAATGCAATTATCCGTGGTTTACAAGCACAATTGGGAGCGGTTCAACAACAACAAGCGATTCAACAATCAACCGTCAATTCCGCAGCTGCTAGTGGTGGTGATGTGATAAATAAAGTTGTAGTATTGACATTTGAAGGACCTAAAGAAGAACCAAATTATAAATTAGTTGGTAAATTGAATCCTGATAATGGTGATACTAAATTCGTAACAGGTGGAACATTGAGATTTGTAAATAACGATACTCAACCTGTTACAATTGAACTAGCAGCACCCGTTGGCGGTGGAATGAAAAAACCTTGGTTAATATTTCCAAAATCAAATTTCCAAATAGAGGGTGGTAAAGATGAAAGTTTAAAATTATCAATAAGTAAAAGTGGTGGAGATGGTATAGACCCTGAATATGGTGGATGGATTAGTGGATGGGGCAAAAGTAGAGGATACGATACAACTATGACTGTTAATGTTAAACGAGCTGATGGTAGTACTGAATTGAAATCATATACAATTCATTTTGTAAAAAATCATCCAAAATCATTTTAATAAATTATGAGTATTAAAAAATATACAAACTTCGAAGCAGTAAATGCTAAGATAGATAATGAAGGTCGTTTTTTACAACCAGAAGATTTCTTTATTGTTTCTAAAAATGAAATAGAAGATACTGATTTTGGCGACTGTAAGTATGATGTTATGGAAGTATCTGTTTACGATATTAATAGTAATTTATTACCACAAAAATCGGGAAATAATGTTGCTTATATAAAAAAGCAAGATATTAAAAATTATATGTATAGTTTAGTAAATGGGGGCGGCCAAAAGGAAATAGCTATTGACATTGAAAAACTATTAAATGATTTGGGATTTAAAAATGGTATTCTTAAAATTAATATAAATTTTGTTAGAAACAAAGTTGGTTCAGATAATGAATTACAAAGAGTTTGGATACAAGAAATATCCCCTTCAAGAGAAGAAATTCGTATCATTCCATTAAAAACAAAAGATGAGAATATAAATAATATAACTAAATCTGAATTTAAAAAGATAAATAATCTAAGTAAAGATTTTAAATATTATAAGAAAAATATATTAGATGCGATTGATAAATTTGAAGCAAATTCATTATCAGTAATAGATGATGCGTTGGTTGCTAAATTTGGAAATGATTTTAGAGCAACTATTAGAAAGGATTTTGGTTTAAGAGATTTGGATACTTTTAATAAGAGAGTATTTGAAAATTTTAGAGATAGTGTAAAGAATTGGGTAAACAATAGATATTACGATATATCTCAATCTACTTTTGGTAAACCATCCGAAACTAGGTTTGAAGATTGTGAACAATATGATTTTAATATCTTATTAACCGAAATTCAATCTATTTTAAATAATTGTATTTCGTTTAATATAAAAACATTAAAAAGAAGAAGTGTTAATTATAATCAAGTTCCAAAAGAATTTGGTATTGTGGAGTTGAGAAAACAAATACAAGATAATTTAGAATCATTCCAAACTAAAATTGATATTAAAAGAAATATCTATTCTCCTGATAAAGTTGATGTTAAAGTAATAGGTACTAAGGAATTGCCACCAATTACAACTGTTATAGAAAAAGAAGTTGTAATAGAAAAACCAATGCCAGAACCAACACCCGTGCCACTACCAAAACCTCAACCAATAGTGGAAACGCCTGAGGTTTCACCACCACCGGCACCTACGCCGGAGCCAATATCAAAACCAACACCAATGCCTGTTGTAGAGCAGCCTGTATATAGTGGTGGCGGTGGAGGTGGTATGACATATAATGATAGATACTATAATGATGGCTATATTAATAGGGATAGAATGGAAGAGCAGTTCCAATAAAAAAATATTAAAATATTTATAATAAAAGATTAAATGGCTATTACTCCAATAGAAAGACTTTACGATTTTAATTCATCAGAACTTCTAAATCCGGATACTGGAGGTGGAGGAGGTAACTCTGCGCCAATTAGTAATCCGCCACCATATGTTCCACCGGTGGACCAAAATCCATTGAAAATACAAATGTCAACCAATAATGGTTCTGCGGTTGAATTCTTTGAAGATAGTAAATCTAAGGGGTTTGGAGTTAGTACATTTGTAGTACATAACCCATCAACTGCATTTGGTTCAAGAAGAGAATATACAGCAAGTATAAATAATGGAAAAGTTCTTTCTAAATTTATAGTTGCTATTATTAAATTTGATTCATTTAATTACGATGGTACAAGTCAATATACAGAAGGAATTAGAGTAATCGAATATAAGTGGGAAAATGAACAATGGGTAGAACAACCATTTCCACGCACTTTTAACTTTACATCAGGAACTATAACATTAAATTTTAATGTTGAAAATGTAAAAACATTAATTCCAACATTACCAATTGAAACTGAAATTGTACAAACAACAATTTCAACTGCCAATCCCAATTCTCAAATTGAAATGGGATTCTTTTCAAATTTACAAAATGAATTAAGTAATAGTTTAACACTATCATATCAAATTGTGTATGGTGGTTCAATAATAGATTCTGGAAATATTGAAATGGGTAACAATATTTTCAAAGAATTATCGAATCAAATTTTAGATAATGCATCGGTAAATTTTGAAGTTAAAGGTAATACTCCGGATGGTATTTTTGTAGAACAAATTTATAGCGGTATTTCATCTCAATATAATGGAGATTTTAGTAGATTAAATAAAGTACCATATGCATTTACTATACCTGCTTCTCAATTAAAAAATACAGTTTTAGTTGTAGTTGATGCAGGTAGAGAAGTTAAATTTGCAGAACCTAAAATAACTTTAGGTAGAACGCAATATACGATTGCTGTAAAAGAATCTGATACTGAAAAGCCTGTTGCTATTTCATTTAATACTGAAAATGCTGATAGAGTATTGATATATATTGATTCGAACAATGCAATAGAAGTACCTGCCTCAAATGGTAGTACTACTTTATATTTCCAAAAAGATTTCAAGGAAATATATGGTACTAAGAAAGTAATATTAGTAGCAGAAAGTAATAATTATGGAACTGGTCAAAAAGCAGAGGCATTAGTTACATTCACTGCTATAAATGATTTTCCATCCATAACGGAAACAATTGTTGCCGATTTGATTGATGTACCATCTTTTTCTGATTTCAATATAGAATACGAAGTTAAGTATTCAACATTTGCAGCAACATCGGTTGATGTTTGGTTAAAACAAAAAGATGGAACTAAAATTGGATTGATGAGTAATCAATCTCCAAATGGAAGTTTAAAAATAAATCTTAAAACATTAAGAGAATCATATCCTAATTGGAGTGGTAGTGATAGTGTAACATTAATATTAAAACCATACAATAGAGGTGGTGCAGAAGAGTTAATTGGTAATGAATATGAAGTTGTTACTAAATTAACTTTACCTACATTACAATTAGATGAGGATATATTATCTACTGCATTATTTCAAGCATTTGCTGAAAAAATAAGTGTAGTAGAACCGGAGCCAGATAGTAAATATTTAACACATCTTGCTAATTTTGGCAACGATGAGCAAATTATAGTTTCATCTTGGGAAAATGATAATTGGACTCTATCCAAAAAATCAGAAGATGAATTGGGTAATGTGTATGTAAAGGATGAAGATGTAGTTGAATCTATAATATTAAAATTATATTCACCAATACCATCGAATGTAGTAAATAATTCAACATTTTGGATTACGAAGTTGATGACTAATCCATTAATTGAAACTGTTATATTAAATGAACAAGATGAATTAAAATGTCCTCCATTAAAAGGACCTAACTTTGATATAGAAGTTGATTTCGTAACTGGACAATCAACTAATTTTGAATCATTAGATAATTTGATTTTAAGTGGTTCAACATCATCAAATGAATTAATTGGTACATATTTGAGCTCATCTTTCATAGATACAACGGATTTAAATATAGAATATGTATCAAGTTCTACATATGCTTGGGATAATTTTGTTCACTTCAGTTCTGCAAAAGAAAGGGTGGATAACTTTGTTTATAAAGTTCAATTGATAGAATCATATGAGGAATTAATATTAAGTTCATCTACGGATAGTGGTGCAAATATTAGTGGTTCATTGTATGGATATGATTTATATCCATCCACATACACTGGTTCGATTGCAGCAAGACAAGATGTTGAAAGAAATAAAATTAAAAAACAACAATTAATACAAGGATTTGATGGATTTGAAAAATTCTTATATACTTCATCATCTACATATACAACATCGGATAGTAGTTCTATAACTTGGCCTTATAATAATGGTGTTAGATTATCATCTACTGATATTGTTAATGTTAGACCTTGGTATGATAATATAATTTCATTAGCTGAGAATTTTGATATTGAAAATCAAAACTGGGTTCAAAATAATATTCCACAATACATTGTTAATAACGATGATAACGATAGTTTGTTATTATTCTTTTCAATGATTGGTCAGCACTTTGATAATATATACTATCATACAAAAGCTATTGAAAAGAGCAGGGGATTGGGGTATAAAGCTAAAGATGGTATTTCTGATAAATTATTATTCGATGTATTACAATCATTTGGTTGGGATGCAAAGAATTTGGCAGCAGATGCTCAATTATGGAATTATGTGTTTGGATTGGATAAGGATGGTAATACTAAAAATTTATCTCCTGCTAAACAAAGAACATATGAAGTTTGGCGAAGAATTGTAAATAACTTACCTTATCTACTAAAACATAAAGGAACACGAAGAGGTGTATATGCATTATTAAGTTGTTATGGTATTCCATCATCTAATCTTTCTATTTTAGAATTTGGTGGACCAGAAGTAACGGAAGCTACTAAAAGTAAATTAGTAATGGATAATGTTACTACTGCTCTTAAATTCAATAGTGGTTCATCTATTTCTATGGATTGGAAAGATACTGATAAAGGTATAAAACCATCTACATTGGAAATGTTTGTTAAGCCGGCATATGGTGGGGATTGGACATTATTGGAAACGGATAATTGGAGTGTAACTTTAAATGGTTCATTAAATAGTGATTATGGTGTAGTTAAATTTAGTGGTAGTTCCTCTACATTTCAAACACCATCACTACCAATATTTAATGGAAAATTCTTTGGATTATCTGTAAGTTCTGGTTCAAATGGTATTCAATTGAATGTTAGACAAGCCGATAAAGAAAGAACTATATTTGGTACTTCTATATCACAATCCATTTCAGTTGATTGGGAAAGTAATTCAATATTAACAGTTGGCTCTATATATAGTGGTTCAATGGATGAATTCCGTATGTGGTCTGAAGTATTAAATACTGAAAGATTTTATGAACACGTTTCATTCCCTGAAATGATTAATGGTAATCATATTTCATCTTCAACGGATGATTTATATTTCCGTTTGGATTTTGAATATCCTAAAAATTTATATGCAACTGCTTCTTTAATAAATGTTGATACAAACATTTACTTTGAAAATGGATATAGTAGAAATGATTACGAAAGTGGTTCATTGATACAACTTAACTCTACTAATGCGGCACCATTACTATATGCAAGTGCAAGTGGGTTTGTTGATATAGGGATATACCCATTCCAATTTGAAGCAATTGATAGAAGTGTAGTATTGGAAATACCTGACTTGGGAGCTGGTAGATATTCTACAAATAAAGTTAGATTTGAATCACAAGAATTAGTTTCAGATTTATCACATAAAAGTAGAGCAACTAAAAAAGCATTTGACCAATCTCCAACCGATTCTAATAGAGTTGGTTTATTCTTCTCTCCTACAAAAGAGTTGAATATTGATATTGCTAAATCATTTGGTGGAATTAATTTAGATAACTACATTGGTGACCCATCGGATAGTTACAAACCAAATTACAAACGATTGGATAATTTAAGAAATTATTATTTCCAACGATTTGATGGTAGAGATATTTACGAATACATTAACTTAATCAAACTATATGAGAAATCTATGTTTGAAGATATTAAGAAAATGTTGCCGGCAAGAGTTAAAGCAACTACTGGTTTATTAATAGAACCACATATCTTGGAAAGAAGTAAAGTTGCACATAAAAAACCAAGCGGAGAAGAATATCAACAAGAAAGTGTTATCCATTATAGTGATACAACAATATTAAGTTCTGAAAATAATCAAAACGAAGTAACATTAGATACTACATCAGAATACAATATTAGTTCGGAAAATAATCAATATGATGCAATTATTTATACAGCATCGGTTGATAGAACTATTGCAGAAAATTATCAATACGAATCAACTTATGATTATGTAGCTGATACTGATGCAAGTGGTGTTAGTTATCAAGAAGAAGTTAGTATAGATGCTAAATTAGATTTACCAACTATTCTTACTGAATTTGATATTTTATCATCAAATGAAGTTGTAGGTCAAACTGATTATGAAAATATTGGATTTGGTATTTATGCACAAAGTGGCTCTGCTATTAGAACATATTTCGATAAAGATGGTAGACGAGTAAAAGAAAGAGTTAGAGTTCAATTGGTGACTGAACAAAAAGAAAGAGAAGTTTCTAAATTTAAAATAGTAATTGGTGGTAAAGGTGACCCTAGAGGTGGGTATGAATTAACATCATCTGTTTATACTGAAACTAAATTAAATATACAACCATTTAGTGGTTCAACTCCTCCTACGATTGGTGGAGATATTATAGCAGTTAAAAATATCGATGGATACTTACCAACTCATAATAAATTTACTTCGGATTTAACAACCGGATTAAGAAATTCTTATTATTTAGGAAGTAAAAATACAGCCGCAACAACATTGGATGGTAGTTCTCCAATTGAAACATTTGTATCTAATCCAAATACATTGAAAGTAAATAAAGCAGGTAGAGCATCTAATGAACCAATTTTGGAAGTAGAATAACGGATTTTTAAAATAATTATATTTATAAACAAAGAATAATAATATACTATGGGATATTTAAGTAATACCGAATTAACAGTTGATGCTATCTTAACAAAAAAAGGTAGAGAAAAATTGGCAGCTGGACAAGGATTAAACATCACTCAATTTGCTTTAGCAGATGATGAGATTGATTATACTCTTTATGAACCAGCGCATCCACTTGGTTCTGCATATTATGATGCAGCAATTAAGAATATGCCAGTTTTAGAAGCAAACCCTGATGAGACTCAGGTAATGAAATATAAATTAGTAACACTTCCTAAAAATACAACTCGTATTCCTGTTGTGGAATTTGGTGTTCCTAACATTTCAGTTAATCAAAAAAGTGGTGAGGTAGCATTATCTCCAACAACATCTCCAGCCGGAAATAGAAGTTTGGGATATACTATTGTATTATCTAACAAAAATGCCGGTGATATTGTAGGAGAAGGTGTAACATCCGATGTAGGTTCAGTACCTGTTTTCATTGGTGATGATGTATCTGCAACTGCAGCAATCGCAAAAGGATTAACATTTAAGTTTATTCCTAACCCATCTTTAACTTCGACTATCAGAACAACTATAACTGTTTATGGTAACGAAACAGGTGGTTCACAAACTATTCCAATCACCGTAACATATGTACAATAATTAAACTATGGCATTAATAAGAGATAATAGAGGAGCCCTTTTAGCAAGTAATATATCACAATACTTAGCAGGCGCAGCCAATACGGCTGGTACTCCCATTGATACTAACGAATTAGTTAGATTGATGAACCAATTTTTAGGAACTGGTGAGCAAATTAGTTCTGACTTAACTACCATCACAAATGGTATTTATAAAAAATTCGGAGCAATTGATAAAGTAACTAATAGAACTGAAATCGTAACTTCAGGTATTTGGAGTGGTGATACAGGTTCATTAAACGCATTTTACACATCAGCGGTACAACTTAATTCGGCAACGGGTAAGTATTACTTAGATGTATATGATTCGGCAGCAACGGGTTCATCCGAAGTTCAGTTTTCAATCGCATATGGTGATGTAAACGGATATGGTGCGCCAACTTTAACACAAGATGATTCATCTACTCTTTCTACAAAAGCAGTTTATAATCAATTAAAAAATGTATTGTTAGATTCTGCTGATACATATTTTACGGATTATGCTGGAAATAATATGACATCATTCTACGCAATTAATGTAAATAGAGCAAGATACAAAGAAAGATTAGACCCGGGTAACATTTCAATCAACCTATCAGGTTCGGTTGGATTGGTAACATTGATTGATAATAGTGGTGGTACTGATGAAAATGTAACAACTGCTGGTAGAGTTTATTATTTAGCAAGTGGTTCATTAAATATTGGCTCAGCATTAACTGCATCAATCAATACATATACGGCATCTAATGGAGCAGGATTTGGTTTATTCTACCCAGATATGGGTGTTGTGTTATTAAACCCATCAGCATTATCAGCATCGGTAGGTGGTAACTTAATGGCGGCAGTTGGTTCAACTACGGCACAATATCACCAATCGGGTTCAGCATCTGGTTCATTAAAATTATTAGATGCACTTAATAAGGGAGCCGATTTCCAAGCTCGTAGAACTGAAAATGTTTCTACATCACATTATTTCGTAAGAGCAAATAATAGAGAATTCAACTTCTCAAACAACCCAACATTCGTAAGTGGTTCGGTAGGAGCATTTGCAAATTCATCATTTGAAAAAGACCCGCATGTGTATATTACAACGGTTGGTTTATATAATGATGCAAACGAATTATTAGCAGTAGCAAAAACATCCAAACCAATTGAAAAATCATTTGATAAGGAAGTAGCAATAAAAGTAAAGTTAGATTTTTAATAGAGAGTAACTAATGAACTTTAGACCCACCTAATTGGTGGGTTTTTAGTTTCAGAGATATTTATATACGATATGTTAAAAAGAATACCAAAATCGGATATTAGTATAAGGCCGTTTAAAGCCTATAAAGAATGGAGTTTTGATGAATCTTCAAATACAATTTCTTTATTAGAAGCTGAGGATGGTAATTACTTATCTGCATCATTATCGACTGATGCTGATTTATCTTTTCAAAAAAGAGCAATATTTGGTCAATTAAGAGCTCAATTCTACAACGGACATGAAGATAATCCATTTTTAAGAAGTGGTACTAAATCTAATACATATGTAACCGAATCGGCTGGTAGAGATAGATTTTTAAGTGGAAGTGCAAAGGTAATTTCAATTCCACAAGTATATGTTGGTGAGGGTATTAAGAAGGGTTCTGTTTATCTATTAGATGGCGCAGATAACCCATTTATAGATGATGGTGATGGTAATTTAATAAGTGCAAAAGGTGATACTATTACAATAGTATCGGTTGAGTTGGAATCAAATGTATTATTATTTGAAGATTTACTAAGCGCAGGATATACTGCATCCGTTCAAACGGGTACGGGAAATTGGGATATCCAATCAGGTAGTTTTAATTTAAGATATCAAGGTGTAGACTATGATATGAATATTATCAGTTTTGATGTAGAGAGTGGTGTAATGGTTGTCGATAATATACCATTTTTACAAGGAGCAGCAGCTACTGATAAAATTGGTAATGTATTTTATGCACAGGGGTTAATTGTAATAACGAGAGCCGTTAATGATTTACTTAACACCAATTGGGATTTATCATATAAATCTACACAAACAATATATGAGCATGAATATCTTTTGGTTGTTAATCAAGATGAATTTAATGTATCACAAAACCCATCGGCAGTAGTTGAAGTAGGTAAGGTATCGGAATATGTTACTGGTACCGATGGTAAAGTATATAAAGCTATAACAAATGCCGGAACTAAATATATTCGTAAAAAATCTATATTAGAAAATGGAAATAGTTTGGATTTTAGATACACATCTTCTGTAAGTTCTTCTACTCATTTTGCAGGATTTGAACATTATGATTTGAGTGGTTCAATCGATACTACTGGTTCATTCTTAGCACCATTTATAACAACAATTGGATTATATGATGATGAAATGGATTTAGTAGCAGTTGCAAAATTACCACAACCAATCAAATCGGAACCAGATATCCCAGTCAATTTTATTGTTCGTTTTGATTTATAATTTATATTTATTACTAAACAAAGGAAAATATGTCAAAGATTTTAGAATTATACAAAGCAGCTCAATCAGCATTGGGTGTTGATAAAATTGGGTTTGATGCAGGAGTTGCGGCAAAAACACCATATACTACTAATGATAATAAAAAAGTAGATGAACAAGTATTAACAGCTGCAAAATATAAAGCAGGTAGAGGTGGTGAATTAAAAGCAGAAAAATATTCTGATAAAGCAAAAAAATAAACCAATTTAATGGCTAAAAAAGTTACAAAGAAATCTAGCAGTTGGGTTGCTAGAAAATACGGATTTAAATCTGGTCTTGAAGAAAATATTTCAATACAAATCGAAAGTAAAGGGATTGAGGTTAAATATGAGTCCGAAAAAGTGGATTATATTATACCTGCTTCTAAACATACTTACAATCCTGATTTTAAGTTGCCTAATGGTATTTTCGTAGAAACCAAAGGCAGATTCCTTGCAGCTGATAGAAAGAAACATCTATTGGTTAAACAACAAAACCCCAACTTGGATATACGATTCGTATTCTCCAATTCAAAGAACAAGATAAGTAAAAACTCAAAAACTACTTACGCAGATTGGTGCGATAAGAACGGATTTAAGTATGCCGATAAGGTAATACCGGAAGATTGGTTCTAAAATATTTGGAAATATAAAATATTTGTCGTATCTTTGGATTGTGTTGAAAAGTACTGACAAAAATATCGTAGTATCTACGCTTTCTAATGCGTTGGGTAGTTATTCCAATTTAAGGGGTAACGAATTAGCATTTTATTGTCCATTTTGTAATCACCACAAACAAAAACTACAAGTCAATACCGAAACTCAAAAATGGCATTGTTGGACTTGTAATAGTGGTGGTAAGAAATTAACTTCTTTATTAAAGAGATTGGATGTTGATAGAAAAACCATATCCATTATTAGAGAAATATATGGGGATTCCAATTATAATCTTCAAAACGAAGATGAAGGTACAAAAGTATTCATTCAGTTACCAAAAGAATTTATTAGTTTAGTAGAAGAACCAAAGGGATTTAATCCCGAATATAAACATGCTATTCACTATTTAAATGAAAGAGGAATCACTCAAAAGGAAATTATTAAGTACAACATAGGTTATTGTAAAGAAGGTTTATATAGTAGGAGAGTAATTATACCATCATATAATTGCGATGGACAATTAAACTACTTTGTTTCTCGTTCATATTACCCAGAAGAGAAAATGAAATACAAAAACCCACCAATCAGTAAAAATGTAATTTGTTTGGAATCGCAAGTTAATTGGAATGAACCAATCATATTATGTGAGGGGGTTTTTGATGCAATTACAATTAAAAGAAACGCAATCCCATTATTAGGTAAGTTTCCATCAAAATTATTAGTAGAAAAAATCTTTATGAGTGGAGTTAGTGATATTATTATTTCATTGGATAATGATGCAATTAATGAAGCACTTAAAGCAGCAGAATATTTTCGTAAGCAAGGTATCAATGTTAAGATGATGTATATGAAAGATAAAGATGCATCCGAAATTGGATACGATAAGTTTTATGAAGAACTAAAGAAAACTAAAGAGTTTTCATCGGAGGAATTATTGTTAAACAAGATTATGAGTTTATGAGTAAATTAAAAAAGATTTATCATATTGCCGATGTACACATCCGTAATGTGAAAAGACACAATGAGTATAGACAGGTGTTTGAAAAAATGTTTGAAGAAATCCGTCAAAGAGGAACTGAAGATTCAATCATTTATTTAGCGGGTGATATAGCTCATGCTAAATTGGAACTTTCTCCCGAATTAGTGAGAGAGATTAGTTGGTTATTTACGGAATGTTCTAAACATTGTGAAACTATTCTTATTACAGGTAATCACGATTGTAATATGAATAATTCCGATAGATTGGATGTACTTACTCCAATTGTGGAGGCATTAAATTTACCAAACTTTACATATTTGAGGGATACGCAAGTTTACTCTATTGGTGGAGTGGATTTTGGTGTATTCAGTATTTTTGATGATAAATCTAATTGGCCTAAAGCAGAAACTTTAAGTGGAAATAAAAAGATTGCTTTATTTCACGGGCCAGTTGATAATTCAATGACAGATATTGGATATGTTGTAAGTAGTAGACATTTTACAACCGATATGTTCGATGGGTATGATTTAGCCTTATTAGGTGATATTCATAAAAGACAAGAGATGATTTCTCCAAAAGGTTGTAAAGTAGTTTATGCCGGTTCATTGGTTCAACAAAACTTTGGTGAAACTTTGGATAAGCACGGATTCCTTGTTTGGAATTTGGATACAATGACTTACGAATCGGTTGATATTCACAACGATTATGGATATTACACAATGGATATTGATAATGGGAAAGTTCCTATTGTATCGGATATGCCAAAGAAACCTCGTTTAAGAGTTCGTTTATCTAATACTGATTCTGCTGATACTAAAAGAGTAATGGCTGAAATTAAGATGAGGTATGGTGTTGAGGATTTCACAATTATCAGAACCGATTCTCTTTCTAAATCAAAAACAGGTAATAGATTAAACAAATTAGATTTTGAAGATATTTCGGATATCAATTATCAGAACTCTCTTATCAATGAATATGTTGAGAGAATGATGCCGTTTGTAGTTAAAGAAGATTTGGATAAATTACAAATAATCAATAGAGATATTAATAGTAGAATTGTAAATGAAGATGTACAAAGAAATATTCAATGGAAACCAATTAAGTTTGAGTTTTCAAATATGTTTAGTTATGGAGAGAATAACAAAATTGATTTCACAAAGTTAGGTGGATTGATGGGATTATTTGCACCAAATGCACAGGGTAAATCATCTTTATTTGATGCAGTATCATTTTGTTTATATGATAAGAGTAGTAGAGCTTACAAAGCAGCTAATATTCTAAATAATCGTAAATCAGAATTCTCTTGTCATTTACACTTTCAAATTGATGGATTGGATTATCATATCGAAAGAACCGCAAAGACAATTAACAAAGGAAAGAATGTTAAAGTAGATGTACAATTCTGGAGACAAGATGGGGATGATAAAACATCTTTAAATGGAACGGAGAGACGAGATACAAACCAAATCATTGAACAATATGTTGGCAAGTATGAAGATTTCGTATTAACTGCTCTTTCATTACAAGGTAATAACGCATTATTCATTGATAAATCACAATCGGAAAGAAAAGATTTATTAGCACAATTTATGGGATTGAATGTATTCGATAAATTGTATGAAACTGCAACCGAAGATATCAAAGAAGTATCCGTTCTAATTAAGAACTTTAAGAAAACCGATTTCACATCTGAATTGGCTGATAAGGCAACTGAATTAAAAGATAAGAAGGTTGAATTAAAGGATTTAGAAAAAGAATTGGGTAGATTAAACGATGATGCTACTGATTTAAATAATAGAATTGTTGGATTAAGTGCAGAACTTACTCCAATGGATGGTAATTTGGATTTAGATAGTTTAACTAAACAACAAAATTCAATTGGTAGAGATATCCTACACATTCTTGCAGAAAAGAAAGCCAAAGTAGAAAATATAGAAAATTATACAAAGGTTATAAGTGAGATATCAGCATCAATGGAAGATAAAAAGAAATTCTATTTTTCAGAAGATGATTATATTGATATTGAGGAAGCAAATTCCAATTATGTACAAGCCGAAAAGGATTTTAATGTAGCAAACAATATTTACTATGTTGCTCAAAAAACTTTAGAAGCAGCGGAAGAGAAGATTAAACATTTGGATTCACACCAATATGACCCTAATTGTAAATTTTGTTGTGATAATGTATTCGTAAAAGATGCAATGAAAGCAAAAGAAGATTTGGAATATTTAGAGGTTAATGTAGATGAAGCTTTAAACGATTTAAGTGGATTTTCTAATGTTATGAATATGTTTGAAGATGCAAAATCTCAATACGATTCTATGTTAGAGTTGCGAGCTAAATATGGTAAAGCAATTGTTATTAAAGAAAAATCTGAAGCAGAATTGCAAGGATTGAATACTAAAGAAGAATTATTAGAACATCAATTAGAATCGGTTAAGGTTAATATTCAGAAATATCACGACAATGAAGCAACTATTAAAAAGAATGCACAAATTAACGAAGTGATATCTGGTTTAAAAAGAACTAAATCCGAAATAGAAGGTGAAATCAAAAAAGTAACTAAAGATATAGCAAGTGTGAATGGTTCTATTTCTTCCATATCTTCGTTTATAGAGGGGATAAAAGGTAAGATGAATGATGTTAAGGAATTAGAAGAAAAGAATCGCCTATACACCTATTATTTAGATGCAGTTAAGAGAGATGGCATACCTTATGAGTTGATTTCTAAAGCATTGCCAGTAATCGAAAATGAAGTGAATAATATTCTTTCACAAGTAGTAGATTTTGGAGTTGTAATGGAAGTTGATGGTAAATCAATTAATGCAAAAATAGTTTATGATGACCAAGAGTGGCCATTAGAAATGTGTAGTGGTATGGAGAAATTCGTAAGTGGATTGGCTATTAGAGTTGCACTTATCAATGTATGTAATTTACCTCGTCCAAACTTTTTAGTAATCGATGAAGGATTTGGTACATTGGATAGTGATAACTTATCATCCTTATTTATGATGATGCAGTATCTTAAAACTCAATTTGATTTCATTTGGGTAATTTCTCACTTAGAACAAATGCGAGATATCGTAGATGGATTGATAGAAATAAAAAAAGAAAATGGATTTAGTAAGATTGACTTCTAACCTTGTCAGCTTTCAACACACTAGCTTGAGGTTTAGTTACACCAACATGTTTCTTAATTAAGTTTTCCACTAAACTTCCCATTTTAAACCCGTGTTCTTCGCAATAATTTTTGAGAAGTTCATGGGTTTCTTTTTTTATTTGTAACATAGCGTATTTCATAACTCTTTAGTTTTCTTTAGTTTAATAAACTATTCATTAGTTTTCTTTATATAAATATGGTAGATTTATTTTTTTAAGAATATTTATTTAAAAAGAGAATAATGGCTGTAATACAAAAAACTTTATTTGCTGAAAATTTGGATAGATATCAAACATTTGTTACTGATACTAATCCGAATAGTGAATATTTTAAAATAACCGAATTAGCAGATACCTTAACGGGTGGTAAGAATGCATTTTTAATACAAGGTTCTGAATATTTGGTACCAGATACCTTAATTAAGATAGAAATAAAAGATGCTAGTGGTAATGTAATTTATCACGAACCAGGGGAAGGTATAGTTTCATCATCAGTTGGTGGAACTGAAATTGTTACCGAATATTATGAGGGTGTTTCCAAAGTAGTAGCGGTTCACATTTACCCCGATACGGCATATGGGCCTGCTACAATTACAATATTAGGTGAATTATCATCATATAATAATAATGGATTAAATACTCCTATTCCATTTGAATGGGAAGGTCAATATAATGTAAAGTGGCAAAAACAAATAAATGTTAATCCATCTTTAGCGAATACAACTAAAATTCGTTTTTATAGAAGACCATCGGCGAGTATTAGTGAAACTCTTTCACCAATTTACACAATAGTTGATGGTTTAAAAGTTGAATCAAATGTTGTATCATCCTTTGCTAATATTAAAATATCTCAAATGGAAACATTTGCAGGTGATGTTAAAAGGATAAAGGTATTTAGAACTTCTTTGGGTGATATTTCCGATTCCGATTTAATACAAGATATTTTGGTTGAATCGAAAGAATTACTTACAACTTATGAATTAAGTGGTAGTGTAGTTGGAAATGCTGGATTATTTACATCCGAAACTTTAGAAAAATTATGGATTGCAGATGGGGTAACTACTCAATTGACTTCAAGTCGAATTGATAATGGTGTTAAATTAAATGGTGGTGGATATTTTAAATATAGTTCATCATTAAATTTATCAGATATAAGTGTGTATGAATTAGGGATTGATGCATTTTATTCATCATCAACTGCAAGTAATTTGGGTATTTATATTAGTGGTTCAAATAATGGTGAGTATTTGGTTGGTACTTTATATGGAATAACTCCTACAAAGAATTTAAAAGACCAAACTATTCAATTTACATTACCAAATGCAGAACCAACTGCAAGTTTATATTTTTCACAATCACAAAGTGAATGGCATTTAGGAAATGTTAGTTTAAAATTAACACAAGATACTGCATTTTCACCATCTGAAATTGAATTTGTAACATCAATGCCAACTGTGATTGGTAATGAAACTTATGAATTTAATTTTGAATTTTACGATGTAAATAATAACTATGTGCCAGTTGCAGTTACCCAATCAGCATTATTTACAGGTGGTAATAATAATTTAGGTGGAACGATAACATTAATTAGTTCATCGGCATCTTCTTCGTTATCACAATTATACGCAGTATCATCTTCTATTAGTGGAACGATGACTGTTTATAGTTCATCTGCAAGTGGTAGTATTACATCATTGAGTTCATCGGTAAGTTCATCCATTACATCATTGAGTTCATCAGTAAGTTCTTCAAATTCAATAATTTTATCATCTTCTTTATCAAAAGTACAAGAATTAGCAGATGGACAATATAGTGGTTCATTTATAGGTGATACTACAATTTATTCTCCTGCAATTGGTGGACAAGTTGGATATATAAAAGAATTATTTACAGTTGGTGATACCTCTGCAGCACAAATTAATTTGGATGCAAGAACCACTACTCGTAAAATATACATAGGAACAGGTACATACAATAACTCAAATACGGCAATTTATTTAGATAGTGCCGGACAATTTTCATTAAAAGACCAATTGAAATGGAATGGTAGTTCTTTGGAAGTAAATGGTACAATAAATGTAACAGGTGGAAATGCGGCAACGCAAACCTATGCAAACACAATAGGAACAAATGCGGTCACATCGGGTTCAGCGGCCGCTTCTTTAGCAGGTTCTAATGCGGCACTATCGGCTTCGGCGGCATTTACAAATGCAAAATCAGTAGCAGACAGTATAGCAAATGGCACATATTCGGGTGGAACATTGATTAGTAATGATAGTATCATATCCCCCGTTATAGCAGGTGCAAATGGATATATTTCAAATGTTTTAAAAGTAGGTACTAATGGTATAACATTAGATGGTACTAATAAGGCAATTTATGTAGGTACGGGTACATATAATAATTCAAATACTCCATTTTATTTTAAATCGGGCTCTACTGATATATTTTCATTGGGTAGTAAATTGACATTTGATGGTACAAATTTAGCTATTCAAGGTGGTATCACCGCTACATCTTTAACATTGCAAGCAGGTGTTACAGTACCAAACGCATCGGTATCGGGATTAGGTTCTTTAGCTACTAGAAATTCCGTAAATGCAACTTATATAGATGATAATTCTATTACAACGGGAAAAGTTGTAGCAAATACATTAGATGCATCCCACATATCCGCATTAGAATTTTCTGGTAAAAATGCAGTATTTACGACCGGTCAAATTGGTGGATGGACTATCAATCCTGATAAATTATCATCTCCACCTGATGGTAGTGGTTATAGTAGATTAACTTTCTCACCATCTCCATTAATAGCAGTTAATAATACATCTGGAAACCCAAAATTAACAATCAGAGCAGGTGATTTGACAGATTTAGGAGCTGGAAATAGTTTAACTATTTCATTTGGTAGTAATAATGTTATGTCTTGGTCGGATGCGGTATCAACCATAGGTTCTCAATCATTATATGGTAGTGGATTCTCATTTAGTGTATCTGCAGCCGGTACATATAGTGGAACAATATCAATGGCCGCAGTTGGTGGTATAGCTACTACTCCTGGTGGTTGGAGTGGATATTTGTGGGTCGGTGTAGGTTGGGAAATTGCATCTGATATTAATTTCAATAACATAGTTGGTACAGGTACAGTGGGTAGTAATGGTATAAGTAGCACAGGAACTGTTTCTATTTCAGCATCCACTAATAGTATAGCATTTTCTGCAGCCACATCTGGTACATATTATGCTAGATTAGTTTGGAGGAGAACACAATATAGTAATACAACTGCTACTACTCAATTTTATGCAAAAAGTAGTTCCGTTTCAAATGTTTCGATAGCATCATCGGTTGAAGCAACTGAAATTACAGATAAAGGGTTTCAAGTAGTAAATGCACAAGATACTTATTTAAGAATTGATAGAAGTTCATTTACTGGAGCATATGTTAAAATCGGTGGTTCATTATCCGCAACGGGAAATATTACGGCATACGCTTCATCGGATAAAAGATTGAAAGAAAACATTATTCCAATAGAAAACGCATTAGATAAAATTGATAAAATTGATGGAGTTGAATTTGATTGGACAGAAGAGTATATGGAAAAGGAAGTTGGTGATGATAAAGATGCACAAAGTTTAATCAAAAAGCACGATATCGGAGTCATCGCTCAACAAATAGAAGAAGTTTTACCTGAAGTTGTTATGAAAAGAGAAGATGGATATTTGGCGGTTAGATACGAAAAAATAATTCCTTTGTTGATAGAATCCATAAAAGAATTGAAAAAAGAAATTACCGAATTAAAAAATAACAAATAATGGCTATACCTGCTAGTGGAGAACTTACAATGAATTTATTTAATACCGATAGAGGAATCGCATCGGGTACACAAATAGATTTAGCTTCAGCTGGAACTGCCTATTCGGTTTCGTACACAACCGATGGTAGTAATGATTTACAAATGTCTGAATTTTATGGTAAATCATCGGTATATTATAACGCAACTAGAAGTGGAACTTTTACAAGAAACAATTGTGCTAGTGGATACGATGCCGGTAGTGTTACATTTACAAAAACATATACATCATACATTTCACAA